GACTGTAAAGGTAAAGAATACCTGGCTTAATAAGCGATCTGCTTACAAGGGAGTTAACTGCGTTTTTGAATCACCGGAGGGGCAGAAATTTGAAGTACAGTTCCATACTCCGGAAAGTTTTAATTTGAAAAATGGTGAAATGCACAAACTGTATGAGGAAGCCAGGAAGGATACTACGAGCCCCAAAAGAAGGGCGGAACTTAATATACGAATGTTTGAATTGTCATCTCAGTTGGAAATACCCGCATTTATAGATCAAGTAAAATAGGAGGTACCATGGAAGACTTTTATTTTGTTTATGGCTATGAAAAGAATAAAAAGAAAGCAAGGCGCTTGTATCGTTTCATCGGTGGCGAGTTTGAACGCTACAACAAAGAATCGGAAGAGTGGAAACCTTCTCCAGAGCAATGCTGCATATTTATCGGTGAGGATTGGGATTACGATGAAATAACAGAGGAAGAAGCGGAAAAAATAAAGGATATGTTAACGATTTAATACCATCGGTCAGGAATTCGACTGGTGGTATTTTTATACCGTAAATCGTTGCGACGGTCGCAACAGAAAGGAAATGGAATGCTTGCATATTATGGGTATACCATAAGCCCGAACCAGATAGAAACTGGCGAGGGCTTTTTAATTTGTAGGAATGTTCCCATTGCCCGTACTGGTAGCATGGATTATCTGGAAAGTGAATTGAACCCCGAAGGCAGCTCTTCCAGAATGGTCAAAGTGTTGCGTTCTTCGGAAGAAGTTTTTTCAGAAGCGGCACTATCCAGTTTTGAGGGAAAGCCAGTAACTAACGAACACCCACCAGAGCTACTTACCCCAGAAACTTACAGTCTTTATGCAAAGGGCCACGCCCAGAACGTAAGGAAAGGAGAGGGGCCGTGGGAGGGACATATGGTGGCTGACCTGCACGTTCAGGATGAAACTCTGATCCGAGAAGTGCAGGAGGGTAAGAGGGAGATCAGCTGCGGCTATGAATGCAGTTACTCTGATAATGGAGATGGAACCTATTCGCAGCATGAGATCCGGGGGAATCATGTGGCCGTGGTAACGCGTGGCCGGGCTGGGAAAAATGTTGCGATTTTGGATTCGAAGATAGAGGCCAACCGGCCAGAAAGGAAAGGAAACATGAAAAAGAATAGTTTATTTTTTAAGATGTTTGCAAAAGCAGTAAAGGATGCCTCACCGGAGGAACTAGAGTCCATGGCCGCAGATGCCGCAGATGCTCTTGGTGAGGAGGAGCCGAAAAAGGCAGAGCCCGCAGCTCCTGCAAAGGAAGAGGTAAAAGACTCTTCCAGCGTTGAGGCTAAGTTAGATAAGCTCATAGAATTAATGTCTACTAAAAAGGAGCCAGAAGTCGATCAGGATCCCCTGGACGGTTTGATTAAATCCCTAACGGGAGAAAAAGAGGAACCGGCAGCCCCCAGCGCAGAAGCAAAGGTGATTCCTGCCGAGGAACTTGACAAGGCTACCGGCACAGCGGATAAAGCCATCATGGCAGAAGTGGTAAAACAGCTTCGCCCAGTGATTGCCGGTATTAAGGATTCTGCTGACAAAAAGGCTGTTACGGATTCCCTGATCGCCTGCTTGTCAGATAAGAATACCGTGAGTGATATTGCAAAGATTGCGGCGACTACCCAGAAGAATGCAGCCAGACTGGCAGATAATAAGCCCGGCATCGATCTGGACGCTTGCCAATCTGCTTATGATGCTATGAACCCACACAAAAATGCAGGAGGTAAGAAATAATGAGAGGACAGGTAATAGGTAAAAGCATGACACATGGATACGCAGGAGATTATTCAAGACAGCCGGATATGATTATTGACACTCATCCGCTTGGTGGTGACAAAGCCGTGAAGTTCGGTACTCCTTTGGTTTATGACAATGATAGTAATGTGGTAGCTTTCGGGGCCAGCAATACTGCTGTTGACTTCGTAGGCGTGGCTTCCAGGGAGTTTAAGTCTGCAACATCTTATCTTTCTCAGTCTGCAGGGCAGTATGAGCCAGGAGAGGCAACCAGCACTTTCAAGCGCGGATGTATTAATGTGCTTTGTAATGTAGGCAGCCCTAAACTTGGTGGAAAGGTCTATATCCGGACTGTAGCGAACGAAGCCATTCCCACGGGCGTTGTCGGAGGTTTTGAAGCTGCCGAGGACACTGGAAAAACAGTGGCGCTGAGTAATTGCGAATGGCATGGAGAAAAAGATGCCAATGGCGTAGCAGAAATCAGGATCTTATCCTGTAACAGAGCATAAGGAGGAAAGTTAGATATGAAATATAAGGATATGGGAACATTCGATGCGGGCGTGGTAACTGCTCCATCAACAGGAGCTGCGGCTCCACAGAAATTCCAGGCCATGGACGCGGCAGCAATCGCAAACGGCGGAGCATTTTTACAGTCCGAGCTGGAAAAGAGAGATAACATAATTCGTCAACCACTTACCAGCTTTACATATGGCCGTGATCTTCCTATCCGTGTAGGTGGGGGCTGGGCTGAGTATGTTTCTGCCATGAACGTGGAATATGGAGTTGCCGGAGGTAGTGAAGACGGTCCGGTTCATGCTGGTGGAGCCAATGGAATCCCAATGGTTCAGGCTAATTTTGACAAGGAACTTTTTAAGACACATATCTTCTCCGTGGGTATGCGGATTGGATTCGTCGATATGCAGCGCGGCAATATGACCGGCCGGAGCTATGAAAGCATTTTAAGAGATGGCGTCAGAATGACCTATGACAAGCACATGGATGCCAGTGCTTACGTAGGTATTAAAAAGTACGGATCCACTGGACTCATCAACAATCCAAACGTAACTACGGCAAACGCAGCGTCTACCGGAACCGGCAGTGCAACGTCATTTAAAAGTAAAACTCCAGATCAGATCTTGCAGGATATCAATAGCGCGATTTTAGCAGTATGGGCAACAGCAGAATATGACAGAAGCGCTATTCCAAATCATATTCTGATGCCTTATGAACAGTTTAACTACCTTGCGACAACCAGAGTTTCCGAGCTTGCGGAAAAAACCATTCTAACATTTCTTCTGGAGAATAATGTTTCCAAGCAAAACGGAACCGATCTTTTCATTGGTGGAGCTTCCTGGTGCAAGGGAGCCGGAGTTGGCGGCACTGATCGAATGGTTGTTTACATCAATGCAGAACGCTTTATCGCTATGGACGAACTGGCACCGCTCAATCGGGCCATGACGCAGCCCAATGCAACCAACCTTTGCTATGATACCGCATATTTGGCGAACCTGTCCGAAGTACAGATGTTTTATGAAAATATTATGCGCTACGTAGACGGGATTTAAGGAGGGGTACCATGTTTATAAACAGTAAAAAGAATTTTGAGATCTGCGAAGGAGAGAAGAAATTTCTTATCCCTCGTAATTATATTGGAGAGGTTCCAGCCTGGGTGTCAAAACACTGGTTAGTGCAGGCAGCTATAAAAGACGGATCAATCGCCACTCCTAAAACCAAGAAGGATAGAGCACTGGAGCAAGCAGATACAGAAGCCGAAGTAAAGGCGGAAGCCGCAGATAAGCGGGAAGAATAGGGAGGGAACGGCATGTGTGAGCAGTTTCATGGTTTAATATCCGCAGCGGCCAACATGCCGCAGCCGGGGGAGCTGGGGACCTACACGAAGGACTTGTTTCTGACTGATTTTCCGCAGTTCACAAAAAAGGAGATTAGCCAGGGAGAAGAGAACCAGATCATAAGTCTGGTTCCAGATCCCATGCTGCAGGTGTTTATCAACAACAGCAATGCCAGCATTTTACCCACTCGGTACGGAGATATATGGAGATACGCAGCCGGACTTTATGTGGCTCACTTTTCTACCCTGTATTTAAAAACCTATTCAGATGGATCCGCTACTCCGGCCAGAGCTGCCGCGAAGGGTCAGCAGACTGGGCTTGTAAAAGAAGCTACCATGGGAGATACGACAATCAGATATGATAATGAGGCCATTACAGAAGCAAGCGCAAAATGGGGATCATGGAATGCTACCCAGTATGGCCAGCAGCTTGTGACCATGGCTCGCATGATTGGAATGGGTGGTATGTATGTTATTTGATAATCCGCTCTTTGAAAACTGGTATACGGACACCATGAGCATTTCCAGAAACGTCCCTTATAAAGATGGGAACATTGACAAGAAGAAGCGCGAGGAATTGTATAAGGATATCCCTTGTAGAATTTACAGTACAAAAAGAAACGGCCCTTCCATGAAGGATACCGCTGCCACGGCTACTGCTACGGATAAAGTGGCCTGTGATGTATCTGTGGATTTAAAGGCAGGGGATATGCTTATGATTGTAAGGGGTGGGCGCTTGGGGAGCAACCGAGAACCGGAACGTTACTTTGCAGGTCTTCCTCAGCCTTTCTATGATCCGGTTGGTGGAGTGATGGCCGGATTAGAACATCAGGAAGCCGTCCTATTGATGGACGAAGTAATCAAGTAGGGGAGGGACTCAAATGTCAACCTTTGGGCAGGCAACCAGGAAGCGCATGGAGCAGTTGCGGAAGCAGGGGCAGAATGTACCTAAGATTATGGTGGAGGTAATGGAAGGAGCCACGGAAGCAGCAGTAGAGCGAGCTACAGAATTAACTCCACCAAATGGATCGGCTATATCAGGCACCGGAACCCGATCGGGAGAACTGGCGCAGGCTTGGTCTACCGATAGCACCACAAAAGCAACTGTGACAGGTGGCGCAGTCCGGACCGCGCTTGCAAATAACCTACAGTATTCCTCCTATGTAAATGATGGCCATCGAATGGATAAACACTTTGTTCCTGGCTTGATAGTAAATGGAGGTGTGCTTGAAAAAGTAAATCCTAGTCTCGGCGGGATTGTGGTAGGAACTAAAACTCCATATGTACAAGGCAAGTATATGAAACAGGCGGCCATTGGAAAATATAAAAATGTTGTGAGACGGGAACTTGATAAGCGAGTGAAGGAGAATTTCAAATGATATTTACGCTTACACAGTTATTAGACTCCATAGGTGGAGTTTTGAAAGAAAATTATCCGGATATTTCAGTATATAGCAATCCAAATCAGCAGGGGACGGATGTTCCTTGCTTTTTTATATTCTTTATGCCGACAGAGATGGAAAACCGAGTAGGCCGACGATATATGCGGAACATTGGAATTGACGTGGTGTATTTGGTTGAAAGAAACGATCCAGATACGCATGATCAGCTGGTGTCCGTTGCTGATCAGCTGGACTTTGCCCTGGAATTCATTTCCTATGAAGATGGAAAGTTACGGACTTTCGACCGTGAATGGAAGATTGACGACGGGGAACTGCACTACCAGTTTACCATTAAAGCCACAGTATCCCATCCGGATGATACACCGCCTATTGAGTCCATGGAATCCTATAAAGGAGGTATTAATTAGTATGGCAACTAAAAAAGAGCCAATTAAGTATAAAACAGAATCACTGCTTAAGAGTAAAGAGTTTGCAAGCTATCAGCAGGATTTTGCAGGGGTGTTGCTGCCTGATCCGGAGTACACCATGGAAGAAGCAAAGAAAACATTAGATCAGTTTTTTGATAAGAAGGAGGGAGCATAAATGGCCGGAGGAACATGGACCAGTCAAAACAAAAAGCAGCCCGGTGTTTACATTAATGTAAAGTCAAGCATGGCGCAGGCTGTCAGTGTGGGAGATCGGGGCGTGGTTGCAATCTGTGAGCCGTTGTCCTGGGGACCAGAGGGCGAGATCATGACCATTAATGTGGGTGACGATTTTACCCCATACATTGGATATGACTCCACCAATAACAAAGCCCTGTTTTTAAGGGAGATTTTTAAAGGCAGCGGACACACGAAAGGACCCGTAAAGGTTATGTTATATCGTCCAACTGCTACGGGAGCAGCTAAGGCCACCGCCACCATTCAGCCGCTTACAATCACGGCTAAGTACAACGGCATAAGGGGAAATGATATTTCTATTACTATTATCGCGGATCCTGACAATGAAGGAAGTTTCACAGTGCAGACCGTTGTTGATGGAGCTGTGAAACATGCTCAAACAGGTAAGACCGTTTCCGGTTTGCAGTGTAATGATTGGGTTGTATTTTCAGGAACTGGAGATTTAGCAGCCAGCGCAGGAACTTCATTGACTGGAGGTAATGACGGTACCGTAAGCAGTGCGGCATATTCTGCATTCCTTACAGCTTTGGAGCCTTACACCTTTAATACTCTAATCTATGACGGGCAGGACAGCACCGTTCAAGCCGCTTACGTGGCTTTCATTAAGCGGATGCGGGATAACTTGGGCAAGAAGTGCCAGGCTGTCATGGCAGGCGTCGAAAGCAATTCTGATGCTGTCATATCTGTTAGAAATGGTGTGGTGCTGTCAGATGGGACCACTCTTACGCCCGCGCAGACGACCTGGTGGGTTGGTGGAGCTGAGGCAGGTGCAAATTACAGTGAATCCTTAGTATACGCGCAATATCCTGACGCAATAAATGTGTCTCCTAGACTGGCCGCATCGGAAATTGATGAGGCACTAAGCAAAGGTCAGATCATATTTTTTGAAGAGTTTGGCAGCGTAAAGGTGGTATCTGATATCAACACCCTTACCACTTACACATCAGATAAGGGTGAAGCATTTAGTCTGAATCAGGTAATACGAACTTTGGACGCTATTGCAAATGACGTTTATAAGAACTTTTCGCAGAATTACATAGGTAAAATCCAGAACAACCCATCTGGCCGGGATTTGCTTAAAGCTTGGATTGTTGGATATTTGAATGAGATTCAGGCAAATGGAGGAATTCAGAATTTTGTTGCAGATGATGTGGTGGTGGGAGCGGGCGAGGCTATTAATGCCGTCGTGATTACCCTTGCAATTCAACCGGTGGCGGCTGTTGAAAAAATTTACATCACAGCTACCCTCACAGACTAAAAAGGAGGTATAGCATGTCGTTTTTATTAGAGCGTGACGCACTGAATGGTAAGGCAGGCCGGGCTTTTGCCGTAATTGATGGTAGAAACGTGGAAATGTTTGGATTAAAAAAGATCCAGGCAGATGCAGAGTTTCAGGAATCGGATTTTAAGGTAGTTGGTACCAATTTGGTGCAGAAAAAGACTTCTGGAGTGTCATTGTCTGGATCGGCTACTATTTATTATGGGACGCCAGAATTTTTAAATATGCTTAAAA